GCAGGAGAACTTACGCGCCAAAGAAGGACAGCCTGTGGCTTATGTCGGCGGCGTGGAAGTTCCGATTGGCGAGTATATCGCCAACTTAAAAAACCCCGGCAGCGGTTACGAGCACCACTTTGCGGCTACGAACCGCGCCGGCATGGGTGTCACGGGTAGTGCCCGCGCCACCGCCCTTCCCGGCCAATCCAACCCCTGGCTCAAGGACAGCTGGAACGTAACCCAGCAAATGATCCTCCTCTCGAAGGATCCCGACAAAGCCAGGTTGTTGAAAGCCGAGGCAGGCATCAACTAGCCCCTGTGGGGCACCCTCCGCAAACCCAACTAGGAGCCCACAATGGCTGCTTCTCTCGAAAACTATTCCGGCGGTACATTCCTGTCGGATCTCGTCGCACGTCCCGAGTTCCTCGCTTACACCAGCGAGGGCATCTTCGAGCAATCGAAGTGGATCCAGAGCGGCATTGTGCAGCGCAACGCTGCCCTTGACGCCCGCAGCGGCGGCACCCGCGTGCGCGTGCCTTTCTTCGATCCCATCAACCCGACCGAAGAGCAAATCCTCTCCTCGGCTGCCTGGGGCACCTCCGGCGCTGGCTATCTGACCCCTCAGAAGTCGACCGCCGACGAGCAGATCATGACGATTCTGCATCGTGGTTTCGCCTACGCCGCCGACGACCTCTCGAAACTCGGCTCCGGTGCAGATCCACTGGCCCACGTCCGCAACCAGCTGACCGCCGCCATCAACAAGCTGAAGACCTCCACCCTGAAGGCCCAACTGCTGGGTCTGTTCGGTGGTATCTCCGGCGCTGGCGTGCTCGGCCCCAACCAGGTGGACGCCACCGGCACCACCACCGCCACCGAGGCGAACTACGTCTCGGTCGCCAACGTCATCAAGACCAAGAACAAGCTGGGTGAGCGCGGCGAGGAGCTTGACTCCATCGCCATGCACTCCGCCGTGGCCTACTACCTGCAGCAAGTCGGGATGCTGACCTTCAGCACCTCCGCTCTGGCCGCTGCTGGTGCCGTGACCTGGGGCGGTGGCGGCGTGGGCGTGACCCAACCTGAAGTGGCCACTTTTGCTGGCCTGAAGGTTGTGATCGACGACCAGCTGACCTACCTGACCGGTGGCACCGCCACCCACCTGGTGAAGTACCCGGTGTACCTGTTCAAGAGCGGTGTGATTTCCGAGGGCATCCAACAGGACCTGCGCCTGGCTGCCGATCGCAACATCCTGTCCATGCAGGACGTGATCGCTGTGGATTACCACTACGGTTACCACGTGACCGGCACCAAGTGGGCCGCCAACGGCGACAACCCCACCAACGCCTCCACCTCTGGCAACCTGGCCGCCACCGCCAGCTGGAACCTGGTCTACAGCACCACCAAAATGGTGCCCGTGGCCCGTCTGCTGGTCAACACCCCCTTCGACTCCACCGTCTACTGATAGACAACGGACCAAAAGGAAAGGGGCTCTTCGGAGCCCCTTTTTTCTTATCCTTCAATCCCCAACCGCATTTTCTCCTGCCTCTCAAAAACCTGATCCGTTGCAATCGCCATCTTGTAGGACTGCAAAATCAGCTGGTTCACCAGCACATAAGAAACCTCCAGCTTTTCACAGATCTCAGGTACCGAGGCCCCTTCACCCCGCATCACCTGAATTTGCTTGGCCACGTCAGCCCACACCCGAGGCTGGTTGGCATCCACCTTCTGCACTTCCGGCGTCTCTACGCTGGAGTCCACGGCGGCTGATCTACGCGGAGTCATGAAACAAGTCCGTCTTTTCGTACTACAGGATAACTGCCGCCGGATGATTGACGTCCCTTACGGCGAACACACCGAAGCCCAAGCCGACATCGAAATGACCGGCGGCAAGGTTTACCACGCCGTGATTTTGAATTCACCGGCAAAAACAAGAAGATCTACTTCTGGAGCTAAACTCAAGAAAAGACTGTATTGAGCCGTGCCCGCCGTCATTGATGCCACTTTGAGCGGGGCTTCCTCCAACAGTTACGTGACGCTGGCGGCCGCTGACTCCTATTTCGAAACCACACCCGACTCTGGTACCTGGACCGACAAAACCACCGACCAGAAAAACCGCGCCCTAATCTCCGCCACCCGCTGGATCGACGCCCTCAGCTTCTACGGCGACCGCTGCACCGACACCCAAGCCCTGAAGTGGCCCCGCGAGGACTACACCGTCGATGGCGTTGACCTCGCCTGCACCCTGATCCCCGACGGCATCAAAACAGCCACCTACGAGCTGGCACGCGCCTTCGCCAACGACACCACCGCCATCACCGGCACCAGCGGCACAACCGGCATCTACGACGAAGTCAAACTGGGCGACCTCCAAGTCAAATACAACAAAACCTCTCAAACCAGCGGTGTCATCAACAACATCTTCGATGTCTACCCCTGGCTCCAGACCTACCTAGGTCCCTACTGCATGGGCGGCGCCGCCAACTACGCCGTTCGCTTATTCCGAGGCTGACATGGCTGGCGCACTCGACTCCCTGTTCAAGTCCGTCGCCAAAGACGTCGTAGCCGAACTTGGCACGTCCCTCGATACCACCGTCACCTACACCCGCAAAGCCACCCCCACCTACAACACCAGCACTGGCGCACTAACCACAACCAACACCACCTACTCCAACATCAAAGTTCCCATCGAATTTGTGGTCTCCGAGGAAGAGGAAGGCCGCGAACAACGCCAAGCCAAGCTCTACATAACTCCCGACCTAATCGGCAACAACCAGCCCACCCTCGGCGACGAAGTCAGCTTTACCTACGCCGGCTCCAGCCGCACCGCCCAAATCACCGACATTCGCACCTACCGCGGCGGCCAAACCTACCTCTTCATCCTGCTGGTGCGCTTCTAATGGCACGACGCGGCCTACGGGACATTCTTCCCGACCTCAACAAAAAACTCAGCGCCGACTACAACACCTTCATCCAGCTGGCGCTTGAAGGTCTTGCCAGCAAAGACCATAGCCCTGTCTACACCGGCTTTTTCGCCTCTAGCTGGAAAGCCTCGACTCAACGCACCAAGCCAACAGACCGCGTCGAAGACTTCGAGCCTTGGGCAGGACTTAAAAAACGCCGCGACAAAGGCGACACAACCGCTTACAAAATTACACCACGTTTTGCTACTCCAGCTTTCCGTTATACCGACAAAGTATTCATTGGTAACAGCACAAAGTACGCCGCTTACGCCCTTGAAAATCCCAAAGTTGCCACTTTCGTCCAAAGCCAACTCCGCCCTCTTCTGCAAGCCAGCTTCAACGAAAAACGCGCCCCACAAGTCTTCGTTGGAACGACCAAAGGCACAGGCGGTTTGGGATTCCTCGGCGGACGCGATTATGTTTCCTACGAGAGGATCTAAGCCATGGCACTCGTAAACACCCGCGCCGCATTTGAAAAAGCCGTCACCGACGCCGTCGCCGCCGTCGATCCGACAGTGACCATGGTGTACGACAACGTCCCCTACACCACACCGAGCAAAACCACCAAGTACGTGGCCATGACGGTGAACTTCACCCAGGCCACCATGCAAAACATGGGTACCGCCTCCGACTTCTACAGCGGCGTCGTCCAGTGCAACATCTACGTCCCCAAGAACGCTGGAACGTCCACCCTCTCCTCCCTGTGCGAAGCCGTGATAGACGGCCTCACCTCCGTCAACGCCTCCGGCTACACAGACACCTTCACCTGCAAGCCCAAAGTCCGCGACATCGTCGGTCCAACGCCACTGGACATCGAAGACCGCTCGCACTTTGTGGGCATCATCTCTTGCCAATTCACAGCAAACGCCTAGTGTATTATTGAACAACTTGCACCCGCTCCATGCGAGCCGTTGAACTGCTCCGCAACAAATTCGGAGTCAGCCAGCTTTACAAGCACGAAGTCAAGTCCGGCGACGAGACCCTGCTGGAGATCTACTGGCACCCTCTGACCATCGCCGAGCGCGAGTCCATCCAGAAGAAATCCGGCACCGATGATGCTGGTGACTTCGCGCTGAGTCTGATGATCGAGAAAGCCCTCGACAAGGACGGCAAGCGCCTGTTCCAAGATGGCGACCGCGCCGCCCTCCGCCGCGAAGTCGAAGCCAGCATCCTCCAAGAAATCCAACTGGCAATGCTGACCTCCGGCTCCGAAACCAAGGTGGAGGAAGCGAAAGCCGCCCTAAAAAGCTAACGCCGACTGGTACTTCATCTTTTTCCTCGCCAGCGAGTTGGGCATGACCGTTGCCCAGCTCAGCGGGCAGCTAACAAACGAAGAGCTGGTCAGCTGGAGCGCCTACTATCAGCTGAAACAAGAGCACGAGGATAAAGCCATGGAGCGGGCCAAGCAACGTGGTAAGTCCGCCACAATGCGAAGCGGGTAAACTTGTAGAAGACTACCTGGCGCCGATCCGTGGCCAATTACTCGGTCGATATTGAACTTGCGGTAAAAGGCGCTCAACAACTCCGTGATCTGACGCGGGATATTCGAAGTGTAAGCAACCTTGTTGAAGGTCTAAATACCTATCTTGAAACCTTCGGTAACGGTATTGCTCGCAGCTATAAAAATGTAAGTGACGCTGTTAATGATGCTCGCCGTGCTCTCAACAGCGCAGTAATTGGTACGGACGAAGCAACAGCCGCTGCCTACCAACTTGTCAGAGCGGAAAAAGAACTTAACGATGTTCTTACAGATCGCGCCGCTCTCCTCAAACAAGTCAGAGACCAAGAACGTCAAGGACGTTTATCGCGTGCAGGTATACGAGAAACTACACAGTACCAAGAACCGATAGGCCCCGGTGCGGCGTCTCCAGTCACGCTGAGTAGCCGGGTTGAAGGACGCATAGAAAGTATTTTGCAAGAACGGCAAGGAAGAGCAGAGCTTAATAAAGTGCTCGAAGATCAATATGAAAAAGAGCGCCAGCTACAGAACTCAACGCTAGACCGTAAAGCGCAGCAAATACAATCCGCATTAGACGCTCAAGCAGCTGCAGCTGCTGAATCTGCTGCACAAACTGCAAAATTAAACGAGCGTCAACGTGAATTTACGGAACGCACTGAAGCCGCTACTCGCGCAGCTCACGCTCAAACAGCTGAATACTATCGCCAGTTGCGAGCAGCTAAAGAACTTCGAGCCGTACAAGCAGAGACGCCAGTTGGTGGCTTTCCCATTGAAGGACCTTTAACTACCCGTTCCGCACAACAAATGCGGAAAGATATTTCAAAGTTCAGTGAAAATCTTGCCCTTGGAGCTGGTTTTCCGCTTCTTTTCGGTGGCGGCCCCGGGGCAGTAGGTGGCAGTATTCTCGGTTCATTTTTTGGCACAGGCTTTGGCGGTCAGATTCTCGGTGGTGCGCTTGGTCAAGCACTCGACCAAGCGGTACAGAAAGTCAGCAAACTAGGCTCGGCTCTTCAGACATTAGATTTAAGCACACTGGAACAAAGTGGCTACCGCGTCAACGCAGTTCTTGCTACTCAAATACAACTACTAAAACAGATTGGCGATGCTAAAGGCGCCCAAGAAGCCTTAGAGCAGGATATTTTGGCCACTACAGGCGCTATACCAGGCACAGTTAGTGGCATTACGGATGCAGTAAACATACTATCCAGTGCATGGGCTGACTTCACTGCAGCTGTTAATACGCTACTCGGCATTATCGGAGCACCTTTTGTAGCTGCTTTAGGCGCAATAATTAACGCAGTTAATTTACTAAT